TTTTATCCAAGAAGCTAATATCTCATTATCAATTCCCCATATTTCGAAATCTGCGGCGGCAGAATAATTATCAGCACAATGTTCAGAATTAATACTTGAGCCTATTTCAATATTTAATTGAGCACAACGAAAACCACTACGAATAATTAAAGGCTTATCAAAATGTGATCTAATAGGCTGTAAAATATTTGTAGTTAAAGCCTTTATATTTTCAATTTGTTCTGGAGAGGGATTATTATTTATATCCTTTCTTTCAGCAACATCGCTTTTGATTAATTCGTCTAAAGTAAAATTAGCCGATAATTTCATTGCTTATGGTTTTGTTGGAAATACTACAGCATTAACATCAGCAACAGTTGTAAGACCATCAGTAATGTCTCTTAGTTCTTGTCTGTAAGTTTGCCAAGATGTTTTATCTGCAATCGGACTATCTGACATCATAACCCAATCACTAGACTTTAATAAAGCATCTCGTCTTTGTCTTAGACTAGACATAGCCCTATCAAAAGCACCAGCATTCCAAGCGGTTTCTTCTGCTTGTCTTTGTGCAATCTCTTGTGGAGTTAATTCTACTTTTACTCCATTAACAAGTTTGTGTGGCATATTGTTCTCCTTTGTTTGTTATTATTATCATAATTAAGCTATTCCGAAAAGTGAAATTGTACCAGTAATATTTGCTGATAAATTAAATCTAAAAATAAAAGCATTTAAAGGTGTTGTAGAGTTAAAATAACCAGCACTATAATTATTATATAATCTATCTCTATTTTCTCTATCGCTAGATGTTAAAATAAAATGTTTAACGTATGTGGTGTCGCTAGGATTATAAATATTTAGCATACCACTTGTTGACCTTGAACCTAAAGAGCCAATAGATAAACTTAATTGTACATCATTTGTTGATTGTGCTAAATCTTGACCACCATCATAGCTTAAACTTGCAACACTATCATCTTCTCTATGGGTAGCTTTAAAAAAAGATGTAGTAGCAGTAACACCATAAGAACTTCCACCATCTGTACTAGCTTGAAAACCTAATGTAGCAAAATCTACTGATGGCTGACAATTATTCCAAATAAACATATACTCTTTATAAGTACTGTCTATACCTGTGAAAGATATACTTGCAGATGATGAAGCAGTTTGTTTTGAAATAAATGTAAGACTTCCTAAAGAAGTTATTGAGCCAAATGCTGTTGCGTCTTTTACTGCTCTATTATTTAATTTTATAAGTGCCATATTAACTCTCTCTTATTCCATATAGTTTGATAGTACCAGCATCTATATTTCCACTATTAAACTTAAAATCAATGGCATTACAAGCTGAAACAGTATTTCCATAGCCAGCAGAAAAATTTTCCATAGAAATATCACTAGCACCACCTTGTTGAATATTTATTCTACTTATAAAATGTTTTACAAAAGTCGTAGAACTAGGAGAAAATAAATATAATTCTCCATTACCATTTGAATCATTATCAGTACCAAAACCATCTGCTATTGGTTGATATGAAGTAGATTGTGCTAAATCATTTCCTGTTCTATAAGAAAGGTCAGGAGAATAAGCATCTGCTTCATCGTGATAACACCAAAAAAAAGTTGTAGTCTTTGTAACATTATAAGTTGAACCACCATCAGTTGACATATTAAAATAAAAATTAGCACCTGTTGATGCGTGTATATTGATAAATTTAAACAAGTAAGTATTGTAAGTATTGTCTAAAACTACTCCATCTGTTCCATCAACAAAACTAATAGAAGCTGATGAAGAAGCTGTTTGCTCTTTAATTAAAACCATACTTCCACTTGCTAATCCTGTAGCAGTTATTTCAGATATTGAATTGTCGTTATATTTAATTAATCTTCCCATTAAGATACTCCGTAAAGTTTTATGATTCCGTCATTTGTGTTTCCGCTAGAAAACTTAAAATCTACTGCGTTAATTGCTGATGTGGTGTTTCCGTAACCAGCAATAAAACTTTCAATAGAATAAGTATTATTTACAGTTGCTAAAAAATGTTTAACATAAGTATTACTGCTTGGTGCAAATAAATGAAGATAACCACTACAAGAATCATCACTATTTGTACCAAAAACATCAGTTAAATTTTGATATGACGTAGATTGTGCTAAATCATAACCAGCTTCATAAGAAAGTTCAGCAGGAGAACCTGATTCATTTTGTCTAGAATAAAAAAAGGTGCTTGTTTTTGTAACGGCATAAGTAGAACCACTATCTGTACTCATATTAAAAGTAAAAATTCCAGAACTAGCTGGGTGTATGTTTATAAATTTGAATATGTATTCCTTATAAGTTCCATCTAATACTACACCATCTACACCATTAACGAATGATATGCTTGATGATGAACTAGCTGTTTGAGTTTTAATTAAGTTTAATCCACCGCCACTAACACTTGATGGAAGTGCTGTTATGTTTGCTAAAGATGAATTATTTGCAAATAGTAAAGCCATTATTTAACTCCATACATTAATATTGTTCCGTCATCTATGTTGCCACTTGAAAACTTAAAATCTACTGCATTAATAGCTGAGGTAGTATTAAAATATCCACCAACATAATCATTTTCTTCTCCTGAATCTGAATGAGATAAACTACTTGTACTGATAAAGTGCTTTACAAATGTCGTACTACTAGGTTCAAATAAATGTAAATATCCAACACAACATTCATCATTATCATTACCAACAGGATTAGTTAAAAATTGATAAGAAGTAGATTGTGCTAAATCTTGATCGTCATAATTAAAAGTTGAAGTATCATTCTCAAGATGTCTTGCTCTAAAAAAAGTTGTTGTTTTAGTTACATTATAATTAGAGCCACTATCTGATGAACCATTAAAACTAAATCTTACAGCATCAGTCGCTGGATGAACATTAATAAATTTAAAAACATATTCATCATAAGTACTATCAATTCCTGTTGTAAATGAAATAGAAGCTGAAGCACTTGCTGTTTGGCTAGAGATTAAAGTTAAACTTCCTGTGCCTGTTGCGTTAGAAGAAAATGGGTGGTTATATTTTAAAGAAGAATATGTTGTCATTAAGCTATCCCATACATTTTAATTGTTCCGTCAAAATTGCCTGTGCTTTGTTTAAACTGTATAGCATCTATTGCAGACGTAGTGTTAAAATAGCCAGAGTGATATTGATCTACCGCAGTATCTCCTAGATCATATGATAATGCTCTTATTAAAAAATGTTTAACAAACGTAGTTGAGCTAGGTGAAAATAAATATAATTCACCTGATCCGCTTTCATCACTACCACTACCTATATTAATTATAACATTTTGAAATGCTGTACCTTGTGCTTGATCCCAAGCACCTGAATACGATAGATCAGTTGATGTATCTGCTTCATTATGTAATGCTCTAAAAAAATTTGATGTAATAGTTGTATTGTAGTTTGAACCACTGTCTGTGCTACCTTGAAAAGTAAATTCTGCACCATCTGTTGCTGGATTTATATTTATAAACTTAAACAAATAAGTTCTATATGTACTATCAATACCACTTGTAAACGATATTGAAGCAGAATTAGAAGCAGTTTGCTCGGATATTAAATTTAAACTTCCACCAAAACCACTTGGTAAATTATAATCGTATCTTATATCTGTATATGTACTCATTAGCTTACGACTCCAAACATTTGTATTGTACCATCATCAATGTTTCCTGATGCCATAGTAAATTGTACAGCATTAATAGCTGACGTAGTATTTCCATATCCAGCAGTATAAAAAGTATTGCTTGTCGCATCATCTGTTCTTTGAGTTGATGAAATAAAATGCTTAACAAACGTGGTATTGCTAGGATCGAAAAGATGTAGATAACCTGAACCACTATTATCATTATCATTATATATTGTTCCCATAATTTTTTTAGGACTTGTGCTTTGTGCTAGGTCGTGAGAAGCAATATAATAAGTATCAGCCGAAGCATCACTTTCAGAGTGATATGATGATATAGCAGTTGTTGTTTTTGTAACATTGTAATTACTACCACCATCTGTACTAAAATTCATTTGAAAATCTGATGCGGTAGAACCGTGAATATTATTAAATATAAACAAGTATTCTTTATAAGCACTTGTTAGTCCTGATGTAAAACTTATTGAACTACTTGCACTTGCAGTTTGAGTTGATAATAAAACTAAACCACCAGCATTTGCGAATGAAACATTATATTTAAGTTCGTTATATACGGACATCTTATTTGTCCCTCAATAACCAACCTTGCGTAGAATCAACGTACACTAAAGTAAAACCAGCACGTTCAGTTGATACAGTTAGATCAGATGCGTCTCCTTGAATGTTATGACCATTTCTTCCAACAGTTAAATTGTTTGTATCG